TGAATCGTCTGGATATTTCAACCGCCCCGGCGATTGACTGGCCGCCAATCCCCGACGCCTAAGAAAAAAGCCCGCATCCTAATGAGTGCGGGCTTTGTATTTTGCGGCTTTCCCTGATGTTGCCGCGTCTTGTTTATTGACCATACCCCGCCCGGCTAAATTCCGTCCAATTGATTGCATAGATCAATACGCCGAGATTGATCGGCGAAAACGATCGGTTTACCTCCAAATACTTCCCCGGCAGGCTCGGCCTGTTGTCTGGTCTGCCTTCCATCACCCACCCCGTGCGGCCTGTTGCGCCGCGCGGCATCATGCTTGCACCTACTCACAACGGAGCAAGCTATACATGGCTGACTATCATCACGGCGTGCGTGTTGTCGAAATCAACGACGGCACCCGCGTTATTTCCACCGTTTCGACGGCTATCGTCGGCATGGTCTGCACGGCGGAGGATGCCGACGCGGCAACTTTCCCGCTGAATACCCCGGTACTGATCACCGACGTGCTGGCCGCCTCTGGCAAGGCCGGTAAAAAAGGTACGCTGGCGGCTGCACTGTTGGCGATCGCCGACCAGTCAAAACCGGTGACAGTGGTTGTGCGTGTTGCCGAAGGCAAAGACGCCAAAGAAACCACCTCAAATATTATCGGCGGTGCAAACGCGGAGGGCCGCTATACCGGCATGAAAGCGTTGTTATCTGCGCAAGCTGAGTTAGGTGTTAAACCGCGCATTCTCGGCGTGCCGGGCAATGACACGCTGGAAGTGGCGACCGCATTAGCCGCTATCTGCCAGCAGTTGCGTGCATTCGGCTATGTCAGCGCCTACGGCTGCAAAACGGTACAGGATGCGATTAAGTACCGCGCCAATTTCAGCCAGCGTGAGCTGATGATTCTCTGGCCGGATTTTGTGAGCTGGAACACTACCACCAACAAAAGCGATATTGCCTACGCCACCGCCCGCGCGTTGGGCCTGCGTGCCAAAATCGACACGGAAACCGGGTGGCACAAAACCCTGTCTAACGTCGGCGTTAATGGGGTGAGCGGTATCACGGCCAGCGTGTTCTGGGACTTACAGGCACCCGGTACCGATGCCGATTTGTTAAACCAAGCCTGTGTCACCACCCTGATCCGCAAAGACGGCTTCAAGTTCTGGGGTTCGCGCACCTGTTCTGACGATCCGCTATTCCAGTTTGAAAACTACACCCGCACCGCGCAGGTGCTGGCGGACACCATGGCCGAAGCGCACCTGTGGGCGGTAGACCGGCCGGTCACGCCAACGCTTGTCCGCGACATGATTGACGGCATCAAAGCCAAATTCCGCGAACTTAAATCTGCCGGGCTGATTATTGACGGGGATTGCTGGTATGACGACAGCGCCAACGATAAAGAAACCCTGAAAGCGGGCAAGCTGTTTATCGATTACGACTACACGCCCGTGCCGCCGCTGGAAGATTTAACCCTGCGCCAACGCATCACTGACCGCTATATGGCGACGTTCGCCGCGTCCGTGAACCGTTAAGGAGACGATGAGTAATGGCTCTGCCTAAAAAACTGAAATACCTGAACCTGTTCAACGACGGTTTTAACTACATGGGCATCGTGTCATCGCTGACGCTACCGAAGCTCACTCGCAAGCTGGAAAAATACCGGGGCGGCGGGATGAATGGTGCGGCCCCAATCGATATGGGACTGGACGATGACGCGCTGGCCGTTGAGTGGGCGATGGGCGGCATTGATGAACTGGTGCTCAAGCAATGGGGCGCAGTCGATGCCGTGCCGCTGCGTTTTGCCGGTTCCTTCCAGCGTGATGACACCGGCGAAATATCCGCCGTCGAAGTGGTCATGCGTGGCCGCCACAAAGAAATCGACTTTGGCGAATACAAGCAGGGCGAGGATACCGAAACCAAGGTATCTACCGAATGTACCTATTTTAAGCTGACCGTGGACGGCAAAAAGCTGATCGAGGTCGACACCGTGAACATGGTCGAAAAGGTCGACGGCGTTGACCGTCTGGCCGAACACCGCAAGGCCATCGGCCTGTAAACCTGCGCCAGCCCGCCGGGCTGGCCTTTTCCCTCACTGAACAGAGAAAACAAAGATGAACGAACCTAAAGAAAACGTGATCACACTCGACACCCCGATTAAACGCGGTGAAACCACCATTACCGACGTGCAGGTAATTAAACCTACGGCAGGCGCACTGCGCGGCGTCGGTCTGGCAGCGGTAGCGAATGCGGACGTTGATGCGCTGCTGGTGATCCTACCGCGTGTCACGTACCCGAGTCTGACCAAAGAGGAATGCGCCCGCCTAGAACTGCCGGATTTGGTTGCGCTGGCCGGGCAGGTTGTCGGTTTTTTGTCGCCGAAGTCGGTGGAGTAGAAATTGACGCCCGGTTGGGTGTTGATGATCTGATGGCGGACATTGCGGTGATATTCCACTGGCCGCCGTCTGAAATGGTCAGTATGACGCTCACGGAGCTGTTGAACTGGCGTCATAGAGCCCTGCAACGCAGCGGAGTGAATCACGATGAGTAAAAGCCTGCAGCTTCAGGTCTTGCTGAAGGCCGTAGACCAAGCCACCCGCCCGCTAAAGAGTATCCAACAGGCAAGCAAAACGCTTGCCGGTGACATTAAAACCACGCAGCAAACCCTCAAAGCCCTGGACGCACAAGCCGCTCGGATTGAGGGTTTTCGTAAGCAACAGGCACAGCTTGCTGTCACCGGGCAGGCGCTAAAAAGTGCCAAAGCAGAAGCGGCGGCGCTGGCTGTCCAATTCAAGGCCACGGAAAAACCCACGGCGCAACAGGCGCGATTACTGGCAGCATCCAAACGCGCCGCGACTGAATTACAAACGAAATACAATGGTTTGCTCCAGTCCGTGCAGCGCCAGCGCAATGCGCTCAATGCAGACGGTATCGCCACCAAAAAACTGAGCGCCGAGCAACGCCGGTTAAAAGCCAGCGCCAGCGGGGCCACCGCCGCACTCAATCGCCAACGTGCAGAGCTGGAGCGCCTGAGTAAAAAACAGGAATCACTGAGCCGCATTAAGCAGCGTGCGCAGGCGGGTAAGGCACTGGGGGCAACCGTTCGAAACCAAAGCGCTGTCGGGCTGGGTGTTGCTACCGCTGGGTTGTATGCCGAAAGCCGGTTTATGGCGCCGGGCGTGCAGTTTGATAAGCAGATGTCAGACACGCAGGCCACGTTAGGGCTGGCGAAAAATGACAAGCAACTGGCGGCCATTCGCCAGCAGGCGCGGGACATCGGGGCCACTACGGCATTTTCCCCGACGGACGTCGCCCGCACGCAATCGGTGTTGGCAAAGTCAGGGTTTAACGGTGATGCCATCCTGAAGTCGACCGAATCCACTGTGAATCTGGCGTTGGCCTCAGATTTGGATATTGCCGACGCGGCGGACATCATCACTAATATGCAATCGGCTTTTAACATGCCGATAGACGAGATCCAGCGCGTCGCGGATGTGATGACCAAGGGCTTTACCAGCTCTAACAGCAATCTGACGGATTTTGGCGAGGCGATGAAGTACGTCGCTCCAATCGCCGAGGCCGCCGGGGCCAGCATTGAGGACACCACGGCATTACTGGGCGTGCTGGCCGATAACGGCATTAAGGGCAGCATGGCCGGGACGGCGGCCAGTGCCATGTTTACCCGGCTGCAAGCCCCGGTTGGGCAGGCACAGGATGCACTGTCTGAGCTGGGGGTAAAAACCAAAGACGGCAAAGGCAACATGCTGCCGATCGAAGGCATCCTGAAGAAAATCGACGGCTCTTTTAAAAAGAACAAGCTCGGCACCGCGCAGCAGGCGGAATACCTGAAAGTGATTTTCGGTGAAGAGGCGATGAAAGGCGCAATCAAGCTGATTGCGGCCGCCGGTAACGGCAAGCTTAACGCTAAAAAGCAGACGGTAACGGACTCTAAAGGGGCGACAGAGCACATTGCTAAAACGAAAACGGATAACCTCGACGGCGATTTAAAAAACCTGTCATCGGCTTTTGAGGATATTCAGATTGAGGTCTTTGATAAACAGGATTCCGGGTTGCGAAAGCTCACGCAGTCCGCCACCAAATGGCTCGGCGTTGCCGGGCTGTGGGCGAAGGAAAACCCGGAGTTGTCCGGGACGCTGTTTAAGCTGGCGTTGGGTCTTACTGCAGCGATCGGGGGCATGGCTGTGTTGGGCTTTTTGGCCGGGCCGGTGATCACCGGGTTTAGCCTGCTGATGGGGCCAACTTTGGGGGTTACTAAAGGGCTTTTTAAGCTGGGCAAGATTGCCACGAAGTTTTCGTTTAAGGGCATAACCGCCGCAGCGCGTGGGCTTGGCACTGTAATGAAATTTACCGGCGGTGCGGTTGGGCGTTCTTTGCTGACGATGGGCGGCGGTATGCTGAAATTGATGTCAATCGTCGGGCGGGTGTCGTTTGCCGGTCTGGTTAAAAGTCTGCGTTTTGTCGGCACGGCGGTGATGTGGTTAGGCCGCATCATGATGGCTAACCCGATTCTGGCGGTGATCAGCTTGGTGGCCATGGGGGCGATTTACATCTGGCAGAACTGGGAAACGCTGGGGCCAAAATTCCAAGCCGTCTGGGAGACGGTCAAGAGTGCCACCCTGGGTGCTTGGGACAGCATCACCACGGCGACGTCGGCAGCGTGGGAAAGTGTCAAAAAGACGACAAAGGCAGCATGGGAGGGCCTTAAAACATGGCTGGGCGGGCAATGGGATGACCTAGTGGGGTCGGCTAAAGCCTTGCCGGGCAAGTTCAAGGAAGCCGGGATGAACATGATTAACGGCATCATTGATGGCATTACCGAACGCTGGCAAGCCCTGAAAGACAAGTTTAGCGGCCTGACCGATATGTTGCCGGACTGGATGAAGTTCGGCGGTGATAAGACGGAAATCAACCCGGCTATTTCATATAACCGGCCCGCGCCGATGCTGGCACTGGGGCCGGGCTATGCGGGAGCGTTTGACAAAGGCGGCAACATTCCCCGTGGTCAGTTTGGCATCGTGGGCGAACGTGGCCCAGAAGTGATTGGCGGCCCGGTCAATGTCACCGGCCGGAAGAAAACGGCCGCGCTGTCGGCTGCCATGCTGTCGCTGTCTACGCCGGTGATGGCATCAGCGCCGCCAGCAGCGCCGGTACAGATGGCCCCGGCACCTATCACTATTCAGGTACATGCCGCACCGGGACAGGATACGCAGGCCATTGCCCGAGAAGTGTCCCGCGTGCTTGCCGCCGAACAACGCAAACATGCGGCTGCCGCACGTAGCCGCATGAATTACGGAGAGTAACAACATGATGTTAACGCTGGGCCTGTTTGTTTTCATGCTGCAAACACTGCCGTATCAGTCCCTGAATCGCACGGCGGATTATCGTTGGCCGAGCAATGCGCGTGTAGGCCAGCGCCCGGCGGCGCAGTTTTTGGGGCTGGATGATGAAACGATTACCTTGTCTGGCGTATTACTGCCAGAGATCACCGGTGGCCGTTGGTCGCTGTTCACACTGCAGCAGATGGCGGAGCAGGGGCGAGTATGGCCGCTGATAGAGGGAAGCGGTACGATTTACGGCATGTTTGTGATCGAGTCTATATCAGAGAGCCACTCGGACTTTTTCGCCGACGGCAGCCCACGCAGAACGGAATTTACGCTCGATTTAAAGCGGGTCGATGAGTCTTTGT